GTTATCAGCTGGCGTTGCGGATTTTCCGCTCCAGCTGCTCAATGTCTTTTTTCACCCCGCAGCGCTCGTCGAGCTGCATGGCCTGCTGCAGATGGTTCAACGCGGAAACCGGCTGGCTTTCGCGAAGCACCCAGCCGAGCGACTTGTGCAGGCGCGCGCGCGACTGATCGGGCATATCCAGATCGCCGATCACGTCAAGCGTCTGCATCAGCAGGTCGGGGTCAAAGTCGGTTTTTGCCACAAGGGCGTTTTTGGCGGCGTCGGCCATCTCTTCGGCCAGCAGCGTCTGCACGTTGCGGCTAAAGCCCTGCGGCATCGACCAGCCGTGGCGGATAGCGTGGCGGCCAATGGTGAGCGCCCCGGTATAATCACCGGCGTCAACGCGCCACAGCATCACGTACATCAGCACGTCGTCCTGCTGCGCGCCGTCGGCGACCAGCACGCCGTCCACCCATGGCACGTATTTCGGCAGGACTTCCACCTTGATTTCGGCCTTCTTCATGGTGGACTGAATGCCCTTGAGGCGGCGACGGTCTTCGCCGAGCTGCATCAGCATCAGGTCATAGCCGCTGGCGTGGCGAACACTGCCGCCCTGACGGGCGGCCTGTTCAGCCTGGACGCGCTGGCGGTGCTGCCGTGCGGGACTCAGGCTCATGGCTTACGCTCCCGCACCGCTGTCAGCGTTTTCTTTTGCTGGCGGTGGCGGCAGAATCTCGATGTTTTCAACCAGCGCAGCGCAGCGGTAATCCTCGACTACATAGGCTTCATTGACCGATTCGAAGTTTTCAATGCGGTCACGTTTCGGGTTGTCGATGAGCGAGCGGCGGCGGGATTCCTCCTGCCAGTAAATAGACAGGTTATCCAGGCGGGTAATCAGCACGGCGTTGGCCGGGAAGTACGGCGCACGCACCGCCTGCAGGCCGCCCATGCGTTTCTGGCTGATGATGAGGTCGGCGGCCAGCTTGTTGGTGTTGTCCTGCTCGTTGTTAACCAGCGGGAAATACTTATCCGCCAGCAGCTCACGCCCGCAGATCACCACCAGTTCGTCGTCGTCCTGGAAAATCGGGTCAATCAGCTCGTTTACCGCGTCCATTACCAGTGCGTCGAGGTTGGCATAAACGCCGCCCTTGCCCACCTTCACCGGCTCGGCGGTGGTTTCGCCGTCTTTGGTCACGCTGCCCAGCACGTTGTCCGGCGCATCTTCGCGCACCTTCTGCAGCCAGCCCTTATTCACATCCTGCAGCAGCGGGTTGGCGATACGATTTGAGGTTTTGGCGCGCTCTATGCCGTTAAAGCCGATCATGATGCGGTCCAGCGCCTGACGCTTCACGATGGCGTCACGGATGCGCGTCTGGAAGTCCTGGAACTTCGCCCACAGATCCAGCTTCGCGTAGGTGATCGCTGTATCAAAGTTGGTCTGCTCGCATTTGTACTCAATGTCCGACATCGCGGTGGGATCGGACGGCTCGCGGTCTTTGGCGGTGGTGTCGGTGGTGCCTGCGATGGTGCTGCCGACGCCGAGGCCCAGCAGCTGGCCGGACTGGTCGGTCACGCCAATGACGTTAACCAGCGTCAGAAATGCGGTGGACTGCTGGATGGTATCTTCCAGCGTCTGCGCCACGGACGGCTCAACGCTGAATTTGCCGGACAGCTCGGCCTGTTCGACCTTATAGACTCGCGCCAGCTGCACCAGAAAGGCGTTGAAGGCAAAGCGGGTAAGTTTTTTCATGGGATATGCTGCTCCTTTAGCAGTTGGTCAGGTGTTCGGCTGGCGCATTGCCACCCGGTGCGCGCTGGCGGAAATCGGCGCGACTGTCTTCACGGCCCAGCTGCTCTTTCAGTTCGGCTAAGTCCGCTTTCTGCTTTTTCAGGTCGGTCAGCTGCGTTTCCAGTTCGGCTTCAAGCTTGCTCAGACGCTCCGCCTGCTCGCCCAGCGTTTTGTCGGTGCGGGTGCCATAGTTCTGGTGTTCAGTGGCAATCAGCTCCACCGCCTTATGCACGTCAGAAAATCGCGCATCGTCGGACTGCTGCTTTTTGCTGAACAGCGCGGTGACGCGGGCAAACAGCGCGGGCTTTTCCTCCACCACTTCCAGCTCGATCACTGTCTCGGTAGCGGCGGTAAACAGGTTTTCCGGGTGCTGCTTGCGCTTTGCCAGCGGGTTGTGTTGCGCGCTCGCGCTGAAGGCCAGCATCTCGGTGCCGAGGCTGGCCGGATCGTCTGTAGCAGCCAGGCCAACCAGATAGGCTTTGCCGGTGTCGGCAAACTTGGTGCTGACCTCCATGGAGGTGAAAAGCTTCTGTCCCTTTTTAACCAGTTCAACAAGGGGTTGAGTTGGCAGGATGTCGGCATACAGCGCCAGCTTTCCGGCCAGCGGCCCGTCGGTGATTTCCTCCGCAACCAGCGCGCTCACCGTGCCATAGCGGTTAAAGGTGCTGTCCGGAGCGTAAGACTTGAGGTGCTCCAGATTGATGGTTGCGGTGTAGACCTGCGGGTTATAGGCGTCGGCCATCTGCGTCAGCCATTCGCGGGAAATTTCGCGTCCGTCCGTGGTGGCACCTTCCACCCCGATCCGAAAACGTTTTGCAGTTACTGTCATGAGCCAGGCTCCGTTGAGATAAAACGCTTAGAAGCCTTATGTTTGCGGTTCAAAGGGGTGTGAAACAACGCGCGCACGTTGTGCGGCCAGCCACACAATGAGAGACGGCGGAAAAGGGACCGGCGGGGCCGTATTTTGGGGCCATGACAACGACACTCGCCCCCGAAGACCTCGATCCCCGCAGGCAGGCCATGCTGCTGTACTTTCAGGGATACCGTATCGCCCGCATTGCTGAAATGCTGGGAGAGAAACCCGCAACCGTTCACAGCTGGAAGAAGCGCGACAAGTGGGGCGACTACGGCCCGCTTGACCAGATGCAGCTGACTACCGCCGCGCGCTACTGCCAGCTGATCATGAAGGAGACAAAAGAAGGGAGAGACTTCAAGGAAATTGACCTGCTGGCGCGCCAGTCAGAGCGGCACGCCCGCATTGGCAAGTTCAGCAACGGCGGCAACGAGGCGGATCTCAATCCGAACGTAGCGAACCGAAACAGCGGCCCACGCAAGCCGCCGGAAAAGAACGTGTTTACCGACGAGCAGGTGGAAAAGCTGCAGGAGATTTTCCACGGCTCCATGTTCGGCTACCAGCGCCAGTGGTGGGACGCGGGCAACAAGCACCGCATCCGCAACGTGCTTAAGTCTCGCCAGATTGGTGCCACCTACTACTTTGCCCGCGAGGCGCTGCTGGATGCGCTGACCACCGGGCGCAACCAGATTTTCCTGTCAGCCAGCAAGGCGCAGGCGCACGTCTTCAAGCAGTACATTATTGAGTTCGCTAAAGAGGTAGACGTAGAGCTGAAAGGCGATCCGATGACGCTCAGCAACGGCGCGTGCCTGTACTTCCTCGGCACCAACGCCCGCACCGCACAGAGCTACCACGGCAACCTGTACCTGGATGAATACTTCTGGATCCCGAAATTTCAGGAGCTGCGCAAGGTAGCATCCGGCATGGCGCTGCACAAGAAGTGGCGCCAGACCTATTTTTCCACTCCTTCCAGCCTGACGCACAGCGCCTATCCGTTCTGGTCCGGCGGCCTGTTCAACCGGGGCCGCGCCAAGGCGGACCGCGTGGACATCGACCTGTCGCACATGAGCCTGTCGCCGGGCCGCTTCTGCGATGACGGCCAGTTCCGCCAGATTGTCACCGTCGAGGATGCCGTGCGCGGCGGCTGTAACCTGTTTGACCTCGACCAGCTGCGACTCGAATACAGCCCGCCGGAATACCAGAACCTGCTGATGTGCGAATTCGTGGACGATCTGGCATCCGTGTTCCCGCTGCAGCTGCTGCAGAAATGCATGGTGGACAGCTGGGAAATCTGGAGCGACTTCGAAGCGCTGGCGCTGCGGCCGTTCGGCTGGCGCGAAGTGTGGATCGGTTACGACCCCGCGAAGGGTACGCAGAACGGCGACAGCGCCGGGTGCGTGGTGATTGCCCCGCCTGCCGTGCCGGGCGGCAAGTTCCGCATTCTGGAGCGCCACCAGTGGCGCGGCATGGACTTCCGCGCACAGGCCGAGTCCATTAAAAAGCTGACGCAGCAGTACAACGTGACCTATATCGGCATTGACTCCACCGGCGTCGGCCTCGGCGTGTATGAGAACGTGAAGATGTTTTTCCCGGCGGTGAAGGAGTTTGTTTATAACCCGAACGTCAAAAACGCCCTGGTGCTGAAGGCGTTCGACATCATCAGCAGCGGGCGTCTGGAGTTCGACGCCGGGCACCTCGACATCGCACAGTCATTTATGGCAATCCGCCGCGCCACCACGGCCAGCGGCAACCGCCCGACCTACGAAGCCAGCCGCAGCGAAGAAGCGAGCCACGCCGATCTGGCGTGGGCGACCATGCACGCGCTGGCAAACGAACCGCTACAGGGCGAAGCCGCCCACACCGGCAACATTATGGAGATTTTTTAAATGAGCAAACGCAGGAACCGCACGCGTACGCAGCCCGTGCAGCAGCAACAGATGACAGGCGGCCCAGCGGCGGAAGCGTTCACCTTTGGCGACCCCGTACCGGTGCTGGACCGACGCGAGCTGCTGGACTACGTGGAATGCGTGGTGATGGATAAATGGTATGAGCCGCCGGTGAGTTTTGACGGGCTGGCGCGCACGTTCCGCGCCGCCGTGCATCACAGCTCGCCGATCAACGTGAAGCGCAACATCCTGACCAGCACCTTCATTCCGCATCCGTTGCTGAGCCAGCAGGCGTTTAGCCGCTTCGTGCAGGACTATCTGGTGTTTGGTAATGCCTATCTGGAAAAGCGCACCAACAGGCTCGGCGGCGTGCTGGCGCTTGAGCCGGCACTGGCTAAATTCACGCGACGCGGCACCGATTTAGACACCTACTGGTTCGTGCAGTACGGCATGAACACGCAGCCTTATGAGTTCACCAAAGGCAGCGTGTTTCACCTGATGGAGCCGGATTTAAATCAGGAGGTTTACGGCCTGCCGGAATACCTTTCGGCGATCCCGTCTACCCTGCTAAACGAGTCGGCAACGCTGTTCCGCCGCAAATACTACCTGAACGGCAGCCACGCCGGTTTCATCATGTACATGACCGACGCCGCTCAGAATCAGGAAGACGTGAACAATATCCGCCAGGCAATGAAAAGCGCCAAGGGGCCGGGGAACTTCCGCAACCTGTTTATGTACTCGCCTAACGGGAAGAAGGACGGGATTCAGATCATCCCGCTGTCAGAAGTGGCGGCTAAGGATGAGTTCCTGAACATCAAGAACGTGAGCCGTGACGACATGATGGCCGCGCACCGGGTGCCGCCGCAGATGATGGGGATTATGCCGAATAATGTTGGGGGGTTTGGGGATGTGGAAAAGGCGAGCCGAGTCTTTGTTAGGAACGAATTAAAACCTCTTCAGCGAAGAATTAGCGAGATGAATGATTGGATCGGAGAGAAAATCATTTCATTCGAAGAGTATATTTTGGGAAGCAGCAATTAACATATTCTGATAAAAGCCCAGAAAACTGGGCTATGTACAAAATTAAAACGGCACATCATCATTTGGGGCAGTATTCGTGTAGTTTGGGGGCTGTATAACGGCCTCCTTGACATCATCATTTGCACTATCAATAGAGGTAATGAATTCTTCAGTTATTTCTTTTTCTAAAGCTTTATAACTTGAACCCATCATCATTTTATAATGAGCCATATGGTCGCCGTGCTCAAAAACCCTCTGAAAAATATTCATGTATTTTCTCGCCGCCTCTTCATCCAATGATGTAAATAGATCATCACCTGAGAAATGCGAACCATCATTAATCCATGAAACCAAAGAGTTAAATATAATCTTTTCATGCCCATCAAAATTACTTTCAAGTTTCCTCACATCCATACCACCAAGTATCTTGAAGTAATTTTCAAGTATCCTTCTTAAGGTGTTTTGAATAGTTGAGCAATTAATTCTATCCCCACGCAATTCGCTCCATAATAAATCATAAGACGTTTTAATCGGGTTGACCAGGTGCTTTTCAACATAAGATATTTTATCTCTTTTTCTTACAACCCAAAATGACTCATCACTCATAGCCGCATCCAATGACCTTTTAATATTGAATGTGAGCTCCTTGTGAAAATAAATATTATGGGTCAAGAAAAACATTTGTTTAATAGCCCCTATACCTTCCCTCACTTCATTTATGATATTTTTCATTAAGGAGGTAACTATGAATAAGATGTCGCTATCAAGACTTGAAATTGGATCATCAAAAACAACAATACGCTCACTTAGAATCCCTGAAGAACTATTACTTCCTTTTATTAAATTATAGAAATAAAGGAACGTTATAAATGTCTTCTCACCTTCACTTAACGTTTTACTTGCATCAACCCCACCATCCCTGACAATAAGATAATGACTCCTATCATTTGATGGCAGTAACTTGAAGTTTTTAAAACCAAATGATCTTAACAGGCTATTTATAGCCGAAATAGTAGGAAGAACACTTGTCTGCTTTGACTCCTCCTCTTCTAAATTCCGTTTCAACTGTTCTATTTTCTGTTGTGATGCTGTAATTCCACTCCTTAACCCGTTAATTTTACTTTCTAATCTATTTTTCGAATCATGATATTTTTTTAGAGAATCCTTTAGCTCATTCTTAACGATAAAGGCCCAAATCTCTTTGCAAAGCTTTTGTGTTTCAGCAATCTTATTATTTGCAAGTGCATTATTATCTATAATTTTTTGGTTAGCATCTTTAATAAGATTAAGTACATCCTTGCAAGCCTCATCAATATCAGAAAAGTAAACAGGCTCACTTAGCAACTTAACTTTCTTATCAATTTCTAAAAAGTTGGCTGATATTTGAGATGATAGCACCTCTACTTTATCATTGAACTTATCCCGATCTAAAAAAACACTATTTGACAGCTGAATTAAATTAGCATAAGTAACAAAATCATCATAATGTGATTTATACATTTCCTTTAATCTTAATATCTCATCCTTCTTGATATTATAATCCGCATCAAAATACTCTGATAAGTCCTCTAATAATCCACCATTAGTTTCCTGCTGACAAAAAGGGCATAATGGAGCTGATTTATCATAATATTGAACTCCTTCCTTAACCCAATCACTATTATTTAAGACTTTGATTAAGTCAGCAATGCCCACATCTTTTTTTCCTAATATCCTTTCCTTCCAAATTATATTTGAAGTTATATTAGAAAAACCTGAAAGATCCGGAGATGGAAATGAATTATACAAAACCAATTCTGTTTTAAAAAGCTTTTGACTTTTATTTAAAAGTTCATCATGGGTTAAGATTGCTTCTTTGTTTGAAGCATGCTCACTAATCACTTTATGTTTAAATTTCTCAGCGCTATTTCTAAATCCCTCAAAAGCTTTTTGAAAATTATTGTCATGCTTAATCTTTTGCTTCCAACAATCTCCTTTAAAATTTTCTTCTAATTCTGCCAACTCCTTAATAGCACCTTTATCTTGTTCATTACCATCTAGTATTAACTGCTTTCTTACTAATGAATCTTGCTCCTTTAACTTTTCTTTATTTAATTTTTCAATCGTCTCCTCGATTCCTTTAGCATCGCTACCTAATGTGAAAATCCCTTTTATTTTATCTTGACTAAAGTTACTATCTACAAAATCGCGATTATAAACAAAAGGTATTAATTTCGTTCCGTTCTTCCACTTTAATGAACAGGTTGGAAACGAATGCTCGTCATTTATAATTTTGCTAATAGTAGTTTTTCCAGCCCCATTAGCCCCGTAAAAATAATTAAATTCTTTTAGTTGTTCCAATTTCTGTTGTTCGCCATCGTAGGAACCAACTTTATCAATATTGATTTCTTCTATCACTATACAAATCCTTTTAGGCAGCGCTTAGGAACATTCCTAAACCAGAAAACCTTAAATAGAATTCATGTAACAATTAATTTCAATATGGTTATTTATACAGTGCATTGTATAGATACAGCTTGACTAAGTAATACTTGCGCGCGCTCGTACCCCCGCCACGCCTGCCCGCTTTATGATGCGGTTTTCATGCACCTGCATGACATAAACGAAAGCCCGCCAGAACTGGCGGGCCGAGGGTAAAGCGATCCTTTTCGGATCATGCGAATTCATGCGGCATAGTCATGCACTCTTCACTCCAGTTTGAAGTCGTCCACAGAAGCTGGTTTGTGGGCGCCAAATCCTTCCGCTTCATCCATAAACTCCATGCCTTGCCGCAAAGAAACGGGATACGGAATCTCAAACATGAAAACGAAGTCGTAGGTTTTGCCAAGCCAGTAGCCCCCGCCACACTCTTTCGGCCGTTGGAAAAATACCCATTCACCTGGCTTGTAGTAAGCGAGCACCTCACCTCGGTAAACGATCTGGAATTTTTCGGGACTTTTAGCCATAACTTAACGCCTCGCAACTCTCGTTATGTTCGGACTCACCTTCCGTAAGCATCCCGGCCTGATTCGTAGTTTCCATCCGATCACATCTCGCAACCCATAACACCTGAGAAAACTACTCAGAAGCGTGCATCAAGCGTGAATATTCGTGGCTTCTGACTTTTCGCATCAGCTCATCAGTCAGCTCAGACACCCACTGAATGGCAAGCTGCTTCTCGTCATCCGTGCAATCACTAGCAGCAACAAGTTTCATAAATAAATCAATACGCTGGAGCTTCATTGACTCCAAAAAATAATCTTGCATATTCCCTCCGCACAATGAACAACTGTTTATACGTACAGTATATTATGAGTTTCGAAATGTGAAATGTTTTTTTACCTTCCGTGAGAAATCCTCTGGATTAATCAGATGGTTATCTTTTGTTCCTGAAGCCTACCGTTTCGGTAATAAAGCCGCATTCGCGCACCTGAATTTAGGCTGCATCCTCTGGAAAGGAGGCTGATTTCTTCCTCATGCCCCTCAAAACCACGGGCTTTTAGTTCCAGCTCTAACCGCCGGCGCTCCGGCCCCGTACAGTTATTGACAGAACTCCAAGGGGCGGCGATGCCGCCAGAAGGGCCAGCCTCCGCTGATGCGTCGGCTAATTTGGCAACGGCTTCCCACTTCACCAGACGTGTGAATACTTCAGAATCCTGATAGTGAGGCGAGTAGATACCCTGCACGCGCTGCACGTCTTCGGCGTACTCGTTGCCCATTTCGGTGATTTCATAGCAGAGGCGGATCACCAGATCATCACGCGCTACCAGCGGGCCACCCTGCGCCATGGTGTAAGACGCCCAGCAGCTGGCAACAGAAGCAGATGCCAGCACGGCGTCCATCTTCTCGTTCGGTAGACGTGTATCGCCGAGGCGGCGCAGCTCACGCCAAACCGTAACCGGCGCACCGCCGATCTGCTGGAACTGGCGAATACGCCAGCGCGATGCCCACGCACAAACGGCCTTAGCCATATCACGCATGTTGGAGCCGGTTTCATCGTCCTTTTCGCCGTCCATTGCGAAGCCGTCGATGTTCTTCGAGATGTATTTAGCGATGTAACCCGTGGCGCTGCCTTTGGTCGGGTCGATAGGTTCAACGTGGAAACGCGCTTTGCGTGCCTGCGGCGTGTTCAGCTCGTCGGCGTCTTCTTTGCTGGCATGCTCACGCATGATCTGCTGCACACGCTCGCGATGCTCCGGCAGCATAAACAGCAGCATGTGCCAGTGTGGCGTGCCGTCGTGATGAGGCTCAACGACGCGAAAGCCGAAAACATGGATTTCTTCGCGTGACAGGGCTGCGCGGATGCGCGCCCAAACACGGCATAAATAGCGCTGCGTATCGCGTGGGCTTGAGCCGTTCCATTTGGTAATGAAGCCGCCCTGGCTATAAACGGAGTGATAACGCGACGGCGCGGTGATCGTATAAAAGTCCCCTACGCAGCCGGTATCGTTGGCTATGTCTTCAAAGCCGCGCATTCTGGTCATCAGCTCACGGCGGCGCATGGCCGGGTTCGCGGTGCTGCGGTTGACCATCTCATCCATCGCGACACGATCACCGGTTTCTTTGTTCATCAGGTCGTATCGTTTGAAGAACTCGCGGTTGCGTTTCTTCTGCTCAACCCATTCCGCCAGTGTGCTGCGTGAAACGTAAGGTGAAGCTGATTTTTGCACCTGCCCAACGGCGATTGCCATGTGCTCGCGTTGAAGATCGCGCATCTGTTTAAGACGACCGCGCCACCACTCTGGCGCCATCATGCGTAATAAGCCGGATTGCGCCTTGCGCAGCGTTAGCTCACCTTTGCAGGCTTTGAACTCCGCCCAATATGGCGGCTGCGTGCCGGTCAATGCGGCCAGTTCAGCAACATAGCGATACGCAATGCAGGTTACGGTCTGCTCGTCTGCTTCCTGCGGCATAGAGGTTTTATCAACAAACTCAGCCAGGCTAAGCGAAAGATAGGATGCGACTTTATAAGCCAGATCGCGCACTTCCTGCCGGTCAAGCGTGGGCAGACGATCAAGCTGCTTTATGAACGGCAATTCATGTTGAGCGGCTTCATCAAGACGATAGCGACTGCGAACCAGCTGCAGGCGTGGCAATACGTTCTGGCCGATAGTTTGGCGCAAAAACGCATTGGCCCGACGGCGGCCATTATTTGCTGAGAGGATTTTGCTGTAGCGATCGGCAAAGTAACCGGCCAGATAATCCGGCATATTTTGCAGATATTGGCTGCGCCAGTTGTGGTCCTCTGGATTCACATTCCAGAGACGGCGCTCAGAAAGGGACATATCCGACGGAGCGGACATGCCAAAGACTTCACGCCGCTGCTGATTTACGGCGTGATATTCACCAGTAAGGAGATCAGAAAGGCTTTCAGACATGCTCAGCCTGAAGTTCAGCCAGCTCTTGCAATGCAGCCACTACCAACTCGGCAATGCGGCGGTTTTCCGCCACAAAGCCTGCGGTTGTGTTCATCTGGCCACGCAATACACGGCGACCAATGACATCAGCAGCCAGATCGCGCATCAAGAGCACTTTCGACTCATACACGGCGATGGTTTGCGGCACGCGCTGACGGACGCCATCAATCTCAAGCCAGCTGAATTTCTCTAACACCAACTGTTGCGGCTTGCCCGGCTCACTAGATTTCAACGCGCGCACTGCATAGCGGTCATCAATCTGGACTCTCAAAGCGCGGCCCCTTTGAAATGCACGCTTTTCAATTCGCTGATTTCTTTGCAGGTAACGCACAGCTCGACACCCGGCAGCGCGCGGCGCCGTGCTTCCGGTATTGCTGCATCACAAGACAGGCAAAAAAACTCACTCGCACCTGCAGGACGGTGAATAGCCGATGCCAGATTGCGCGCCAGTTCTTCTTGAACGCGCTGCTGAACCAGATCCATTGAGTCGGCCATTAGTGCAGCTCCCGTGATTGGTTTTCGAAGCGTGCAGATTCTTTGTCTAGCAGTTCGATAATTTCAGCAGCTGACATTTCTTTGTTTCTTGCGTGAATTGCTAATGCAGCCAGGCGAACGGATACGGCCAGCGCATCATCTGATCGCTGCTCACTTTTGGCCTTACTCAGCATTCCGTTTAGCACTTCCGCATCGGCTTCAAAATTTCGAGTTTCAATATTTCGCATTTATCTTTCTCCATAATTTGGGCAAAAGAATGCCCGGCGGGTTTACGCCATTTAATTTCTTTGGGTTAATTAATTTGGAAGCGTTAGCTTCTTGGGAAATAAACTCACGACTGCGCGAAAGTGATTCATTGCACCTATCAGCGCGGTAATTTCGTCACTCGTCAATTCACTGTATTCAACGTTGTGACGTTCTTTATTGATGTTTGCCAAAAAGAAAATGGCGCTCATCGCTCGGTTATTTTGTTCGTACTGTGGATCACGAGTATTACGCATATCACTGATGAACCGCTTTAGCTCATTTCCACAATCGCCGTACATCATGGTACGTAGTGCCGCGATATGATTAAGCGCGCTAACTCGCTGCCCAGCGCTCATTTGAACAGTGATGCTTTCAGCTTTGTAAGCCATGTCGCTTTTTTCCTGTTACCGGTTAAACCTGCCAGCAGTTCGGCTTGAGAGTTTGCCGGATGCCAGCGCCTACCATTTTCAACTGCGATCCAGCCGTGGCCGAATGCGTGTGAAGGGCTTTGCCGTTTTAGAAGCGGCGCAACTGAAAACGCCATAACTACACAACCCCTATTGATGCGCCGATACCGCTTAACACATCTGCAGTGCCAGCCATTGCAGGGTTTGAATGCACGCGCGTTTGAACGGCTATCGCAGCTAAGGTCAGGCAGCGAATGCCGGCGTTAACGTTCTGCACAAATCCGCGTCGGCAGGCCGAGGTAAATTTCTTCTGGCTCACGATGCCGGCGGCTAACTGCCCTACTTCGGCGGTAGCTTTGAGAACATAAGCCGGTAAGTTCTCCTGTGATACCTCGTTGACTGGCACGCATGGCAGGCATTGCAGTTGAGCCAATGCACCATCAACCAGCGTTGAGTCTTCCGTAAGGTCGGTCAGGATCAGCATTTCACGAACGGTAAGCTGATGGACCTGCTCCGGGTTGAGCTTGTTACGGATAGTTTGCGGATTAAGCCCCGCCTTTTTAGCCAGCTGTATGATGTTGTGTTTCGCAGAAAACGCGCGACACGCTTCATCAAAATGGCTGTGTGTGGAGACACTGAAATCAAACATGCTTAATACCTCACGTTATCCCAATATGGATGCATCAAGCCTGCATTGTGATTTCACAGCCAGCAGCGGCTTCGATAGTGAGAGCAACCATGTTGATTTCGATAAGTCCGTTTAAGCCCTCTTTCTTCCTGATGGGCAAACGGTTCTCGCGATACATCTGGCGAACGGTGCCTTCCTTGTAACCTGTGCGACGGCAGAACTCTTCAACAGTAATGTACGGTTCCGAAATCACGAGATTGATTGATGGGCGCATTGAAAGTTTACGGGTCATGATGCAGTATTCCTCGGTTTAGGTATTAGATCTCACTATTAAACGCTATTCATCTCATCACAGACCGAAGAAT